TCAGGTGATTTATTGTCAAAATTTCAGAGAGCTATCCGGCAAACGAATCTGTAGTGATACAGAAAGGCGGGCGAGAAATCCCGTCGAGGGTAGCGAGAGAGCACAGAGCCACCACGATACCGAATGAGATGAGGCACGTGGAAAGAGTAAGAGCCGTAGCTGTGCAGTTATCTAGCGAGATAACGGACGGATAAATCATAATTCATATTCTACCGGTTTGGAATTGTCCGGTCGGGCTGGTTACCCGAGAATCAATTGTGTGTGCAATCACGATTTGCAGCGTATCAAGGCGCACACTATCCACGCTGACTGAAATCGGTTGCTTGTCATCCGTGCGAGATTTATCTCCTCAGAAATAAACAAGCTGCTGGCAGAAGCATAAAATCTGTAGGGTGTGAGCCACGTAGTTAAGACGATAAAGATAAAACGTGGTGCAAAGATGCGCATCCTGGCTAACGGGGCGGGGAGAAATCTCCGCTCTACAATTATGAACCATTTAAATATTAGAATTATGAAAGAACAGATTTTGAAGAAGATAGGAAAGACGCTTGTACGTATTAATGTAACAGACCAGAGTGCAGAGGATGCCTACGATGAACTCGTTAACAGCAGCCCTCGCCTGTTTGGCATGCTTTCCAGTATCTACAGACTGAATGATGAAGAAGAAAGATTCGCTTGGTCTGCCGGAATTCAATAAGCCTAATATCCCTACGCTTGTAGGGAACAATAACCAAAAATATTAGAATTATGAGTACGCTAAGAATTAAATGCCTCGATATGAAAGAGGTTGAGAGTATCATTGCAGATGCTCAGGAGATTTTGAGTCACGTAGAATTCGGGTCGCTAAAGAATGGTGTGCTTACATTATTCTGCGTGGCGTGAGCCTAAAAATCTGTAGCCAGTACGATAATTGTCGTGCGTGGCTACGGAACAATTACCAATAAAATATAGATATGAAAGCAAGACAGATTATTTATTCAAGTACGATAATTGTGCTTGGATTTATTCAGAGCGTTCCTGCTCTGTTGTGTTTAGCAAGTACGAATATTGCCATTATTCTGCTTGGAATATTTTGGGGAATTGTGCTTGGAATATTCTGGAGCAGTACGATAATTGGCAGGTGGTTCTTCAGAGAGATGTGGCGATCCACGCTCCGCTTGGAGAATTTCATCCTGCCTGGAGCGTGACAGATTTGGAAAGTACGATAATTGTGCTTGGAAACATTTAGCCTAAAAACTGCCCTATAGATTTGGGCAGTACAATAATTACAAACCAATTAAATTACAGAATTATGAAGAAGAATATTTTCGTGGCATTGTTTGCCGTAGTGTGTGTTGCATTGTGTGTAGTGTCAGTTACTCTGTATAATTGTCACAGAGCAAACGTGATGCTGAGAAAGACGGTTATAAACCAGGCTAATGAGATTTCAGAGCTTGGCAACAATCCACACACCGAGAGTACGATAATGTACGTAGGTCTTAAGAAGTAGCCAAAAATGTGCTCAGGCATTTTCCTGGGCATACTATGTTAAACCATTAAACAAATTGAATTACGTTAGACAAGAAATCACAGAAGAATTTTGAGCGTGCGCTTATGCATGAGATGGAGAAGATCAAGATTGCTGCACGCCAGTGGCACAATAATAATACCAGAGGCTACAGAGATTATCGTAGCAAGGAGGCTATCTCCAAGAGTTTCTCTGAGATTGCAGTATTGTGCATGAGCTGAAATGTGCGTGGCGGTTGTCACGCATACTATTCACCAAAAAATATAGATTATGATAGATGAAGAATACAAGGAGAATGTAGAGTACATACTCTCTACGATTTTGCCTAAGTTGCAGGAAATCCAAAAAAAAGTATTGAAAAATCAATCAAGACTGAGCCTTGATGTTAGCGTTAGCAATAAAAACGGCGAAGGGTATATAAGTTGTTTTGCCTGTGTCATGAATGACATGGGAGAAATAACGGATACTTGTTTTCCACGTTTCATCTGCGTATGCAGCAAAGAGGAGATTGACGAGCGGCTCAACGAGCTTAAAGAGTTCATCAAGAAGTACATAGCCTGAAATTGAGGGAGTTATTTCTCCCTCTCCTATAAACCAAAAATGTAGAATTATGAGCAAGTGGATTCAGTTTTATCACAAGATCAACAAGTTTGACCTCGTGAGTAAGAGATTTACAGAGGATTTTAGTATCGTTGAAATGGTGGGCATGGATTCTGTCATGCCTATTGACGGTAGACTTAATCTGTCATCCATACGTGATGTAGTACAGAAGAAGATAGAGAGCATGAAGAAAATCGAGAGTTTCGACCCTTGTGCGTTCTCCATTCTCACCGGCAGTTCTATCCTGAATTCTTCAGAAAGTCCGGTGTACAATCTCTAGCCAAAAAAATGGGTAGTACGATAATGTGCTGCCTGCTATTAACCAAAATTAAACGAATATGAGAAAAAGAAACTACAAGACCATACGTGGTCTTATGAGACAGAAGTTTTATGGATTTCTGTCTGTTGCAGATGTTGTTAGTGGGGATTATTACCACAAACATGGATGGTATCAGCCGTTCACTCTAACAGATGAAGCGTTGAGAGAGTTTACAGATGGTATCTGTGGCGCTCTTAATATGAAAGACAAGGATAGCATTTTTGACAACATAAGATTTGGCAGAGTTGAGAATTGCGGTATTCTGGAAAGGATTGGTGTTGAGTACTTACGCAGTGGTAAGTTGAGCTACACATACATGGCTGGTCAGGACTATCCGTCGGAAGCTCGTGTTGTAAGAAAACTCTTGAGATGCAAGTAAGCCTAAAAAGGTGCGCCCGTGTGTGAGCGTGCCTTCTATTGTTTAACCAGATAAATTATTTGAATTATGGCAAATAAATTTCAGTACACGAACCAGAAGGAGCTGAGAAAGGCATTCTGGCAGTTTTGTGACGAGTGTGGTATCGACTACACTGGCAAGAAGACAAAGTTCAACCTTGACTTGAACATGACTTTCAATGACTGGAAGGACGGACTACAGAAAGATGGTGTAATAAGCGACAAGCTTTGTTTCAGAGCTCTTCTGTATTAAGACAAAACAATCCTCACTCTCACGGGTGGGGATTTCTATTAACCAATACAGATTGAATATGATTAAAATTGAGATTACGAGAGCCTGTATGGACGAGAAATGCCCGTACCCGAAGTTCAGCAAATTGCTGGCAAAAGGCTACATAATGTGCCATCGCTGCAAGTATTGTGCTGAAATTATCAGTGAGACAGAAATAATGTGTAACTATAATTAATCTATAATTATGAGTGACTTAGAGAAAATTTTGAATGACGATTTGCTGAAGTGTGAAATCGTCGGGTCTGTAGAGAATGCAGCAAGACGTGTGGATCTTATCAAGTGGACGCACGACAATACATACTCTATTGCAGAGGTACGCAAGGATAACGGTAAGCTGGAGGTCACAGACTTGAAAGCTGCCAGTGGTCTTGAGGCATACAAGCATTTCTACAGAAATTATGGCGACATTGCCATATGTGGCTAAAACTCCCCACGATAATGTGGGGAACCATTATGAACCATTAAACAGATGAATTATGGAAAAGCTATTTTACAAGATTCAGTACAAGCTTACAGTCAAGGAGATTAATGAGTATGCAGATTCTATAGAGGACAAAACCGATATAGATTGCAAAGTGTGTGATTGGATTGACACATTCAAGTGTATGTATTCAAGTCGCGCTTTCGGTAAGCCGTATTATTCAACCGATTTCCCTTATGCTGTAGAATTGACAATCAGCGAGGAGAATGGTCACGTGACGGCTCACGCATACGATTACGAAGAGTATAGCAAGTGGCAGAAAGAATGTGCCTCGGTTTTCAACGCATGGAAACAGAATCCTGATTCCGATATTCCTATGCCTGATATTGCAGAGGGATTCTCATTTGAGTTCCCAGTTACGAGAGGATTCTCAGATGTGCCAGATAGACGTGATGTCGATATATCATCAGACCTTGATATCGTGTGCGCAATAGACGAGTATATTGCCGAGCGCGAGGGAAAGCAGAAAGTTTATCCTTGGATGCTTAAATATGTGATGAGCGCTGACGATCTTGGTGTTACAGAGGAAGAGTATGATTCTCTTCTTGTGGAAACATTAGCCTAAAAATATCCCCTAGCATGGGGGTATTCAATGTCAAACCATTTAAATGATTAGATTATGGAATTTAGAAAAGGAATTATCTACGCAGGACTTGTTCCTGTAGTAGGCGGCATGATGTGGGTTTCAATAACGCCAGACGCTTCAGATTCGGTTCATTTCTGGAAGAAGAAGCAGTGTGAATCGTATATCCGTAAGAATTTCTCGGGAGAAGAGAAGAAATATCTCCTCTCTCAGCTGAAAGAAGAGAAAAGAAGAGCGAAGATATACTCATGGGCAAGACTTTAAAACATACCTAACAAGGGGAGCTTGCATGCTCCTCTTCTATTAACCAAATTATTAAAGATTATGAAGAGATATTACGTATCAGTCACAGAACATTTGAACAAGGTAGTCAGCGTTGATGCTGAGAGCGAGGAAGAGGCAGTAAAGAAGACACAAAAGGCCTACGATAATTGCAACATCGTCCTTGATTCTAATAATTTCGTAGACGAAGAAATAGAACTTGACTCTAATCAGGAGTTGTATGCTGACAACGAAAAAGAGCAGGGAGGAGATGTTTATCAACACATCGACTAGCCAAACGGGGAGAGTAATCTCCCTACCAATAACCAAAACATTATAGATATGAAGAATTTAGATGAAAAGAGAGCGCGAGAGATAGCCGATCGTCTCGAAGAAATCCGCAGAGAAACGAACAGCTGTAGTGTACACAACACGAAGCCTCTTTCAAAAGAAAGACTCCTGGAGCTGTATAGTGAAGAGAATAAACTCATTGAGGAGTACAGGGATTTATGGAAAGCTAAAAAGCGCAGCTAAGGACTGCGCACAATAACCAAAACATAAGAATTATGAATGAAGACAAAATCCTAGAGATGTTCTTTGAGAAAGCCAGATGGCAGTATGCCATTGAGAAAGGCTTATTCAAGGACATGAACAAAGCAGTAATGTATCAGCTGACGACACCAGAGGCTCGTCTGGCTATGTATCAGAGGATCAAGAGCGGCAATTACAAGATAATGCCACCGCATACAGCCAAGATTCCGAAAGACAACGGAGATTTCCGTACGGTCTATGTGAATGAGGCTGTTGACAGAATTCTCCTTAGCATAGCCAACGATCTCCTGTTCGAGCTGATGCCAGAGATGGTACATCCACGCTGTACGTCGTACCAGAAGGGTATCGGCTGCGGTCGTGTGGTGCAAGATGTGTCTCGGATAATATACTCGGCAGATGGTAAAATCATCGGATTCAAGTCCGACTTATCCAAGTACTTTGACAACGTGCCTATTCGATTCATCGACTGGGTATTTGACAAAGTAGAGGAGAAGCACGGAAAGTCTGCACTGATAGATGTCATCCGTGACTACTATCACACAGATATCTATTTCGATGAGGACAATAACCTCTGTGAGAAGTATCAGTCCCTCAAGCAGGGATGCTCTGTTGCTGCATGGCTGGCTGACGTGGTTCTATACCATATCGATGAGATGTTGTCGAATCTGAACGGATATTACGTCCGTTACTCTGACGATATTCTCTTTGTAGGCGAGGACTACGAGAAAGCCATGGATATCATGAAGAGCGAGCTGGAGATGATGCAGATGACGCTCAACCCTAAGAAGGTTGAGTATCTTGACGCTAATCACTGGTTCAAGTTCCTCGGATATTCCATCAAGGGTCACAATATCTCTCTTTCGTCCACACGTATCAAGACCTTCCAAAAGGAAATTGAGAAGAGGACGATAAAGAAACGTAATACCACGATGACGAAAGCCATCAATGCAGTAAATAGGTATCTCTACAAGGGGTACTGCGATTATTCCTGGGCTACTCAGGTTCTTCCGGTCATAAACGTGAAAGAGGACATCGACAAGATCAACGCATTCGTCATGGACTGCATCCGTGCGGTCAAGACAGGCAAGAGAAAGGTCGGTGGTCTCGGATACGTGAAGACTCAGGCTGTAGGTTGCATAGACCGAGGTCGTGGCAGAAACGTGAAAGCCAACAGGAGTAAGACAGAGAGCGAAATCAAGGGATATCTATCGATAGGTTGTGCTCAGAAAGCCTTGCGAACGAGCAGGGCAGCGTACAACACATTGGTGAATACTCTATAGATTAGCATCCTAGCGCAAGGATTTGCCGGAATGAAGAAGAATGTTTTAAACATCCGGTCTCGAAGATCGCGGACCTATCTCCGAATCAGAGATGGTCCTGCGATCCTCTCCACCAGGATATTATCAAGCTAATATAGCTATGCGCAGTATCTTCTGACAGGCAGACTCTGTAACCGAGCACACGGACGCGGAAGAAGGACGGGCAGATTCAGGCTAGCGCCTCTATAACGGGATTTGTCGACGATGCGTCCAAGTTCGCAAGTTTGCAACTTGAGACGGATTGTCGACGAATTCGCGCACAAGGCGTAGCTCATCAATGAAGTACAGAGATGTGCCAGTCCGTATGACTCTCGCAGGTGGCGCACACCACCAATCCCTGACGGATGGCTGAAGTTTATGCAACAGGTCTCTTAACCAGACTCTGGATCCAGGACGTCGTCGTATACTACTTACGACGTCCCAGGATCCTGAGTCTGGCGAATCCTGTGTCAAATCAGAAACATAAAGTATTGTGCCTAGCCACCGGTCAGGGAATTACCCTAGCACGAGGGTAGTCTTCAGAGGAGAGTGAATTTATAGTGCTGTTTACATGCCGCCGGCCTTCACTGGAATCCCAGTGCCATCCGGCGACTTACAACAGCCCTCGAATCAAGCTGCTATAGCTACGTGCCACGCTCTCAGATAAAGACAACGTTATTGCAAACGAGGTACACGAGGAGGTTGCGTATTTACAAACCCGCTGGTAAATAACGCGGGGAGGCATCCTTAGAGCAACGATGCTCCCCGCGTAAACCAGCTGGTTAAATCATCAGCCTATAGTAAAGCAACAGACCTATGAGTGTGCCTACAACAACCAAAGTGAATTGCATCACGACTTATCAAGAGTATGAGGTTTAATATCACGTGAGTGGTATACCTGCTCCTGCCGATATCTCCGCAGGCGCAGGTATCCAATCCACGGGATCGAATCGAGAACATATATCCATGCAACATAATACATGAGATAAGTCTAGGTTATTGCGAGCCGAATGGTGCGCAAGGAGAATAGATTGTACAATACGGTATCAATCATCCTGAGCATCCAGGTGATTACCTGGATCCGTCAGGACTCAGATACAGTATTTATCAAGACCTTATAGTTACGCAACAGATTCTCTGAGCGCACTCCCATTAACCAATATTTAAGAATTATGAACAGCAAATTACTAAAGAAGCTTGAGGAAATCAAGAAAGAGTACGAAACGTCAGAAGTTTGCATGGGTGAGATGCTTGATTCTATAAGTGCAGACGGATTCTCTATCGAGGATGCTCACTGGTTGTATATGCGTGCAATGGAGTGGGCGAACGGAGATAAGTTCTATATCCACGTCGGAGAAGACGAAGATGTACTGAGTAAGGATGAACTCGAAGAAGCCAATTTGATAGTGCAAGAATAAGCACTATCCCTATTAACCAATACAATAGAATTATGACATACGACGAGATTATCAATGCAGTTGAGAATGGTGCAAAGTTCACCATCAACTTCCAGAAGAGAACATGTAGAGTGAATGGCAAGATAGTGATGTCCGAGGAAGATAAGCCGAAAGATACACCTTACCTGACACATGCAGTAGTCCTGTTCGCAATAGAACAGAGATATAAGGCATACAAGCATTCTGTGCCGTCTGAGCGTTCTGAATCCCATCGCCGCTACTACTTCAAGGCTTTGCCAGAGAAAGAGCTCTCAGACGAAGATATGATGTATGGTGAGCGACGGGAGGTAGCTAGATGTAAGCTGGAGCTATACATACTGATTCAGCTTCTAAGAGGCAACCTTGCATGGGAGAACAGATGGGGAAGATGGTTCTGGAAGTCCGAGAACGACAAGGATCTGATTATCCTCAGAGACTGGATTGAGCCAAACAAGGGTGGGGCGTAAGCCTCATCCACTAGAGTTAAATAAATTTTTAGTATAACCAATTTAAAATTAATTGAATTATGAAGCAGATTGTAACAATCACTGGTGAGAATCTTAAGGTAGTAGCTAACAATGTAGAGGTTAATGCAGCTTGTGCAGGTAAGAAGACCAAGGCGCAGATGCGTCTCGAAGCTCTTAAGGCAGCAGGCGTTGACGTAAGTAAGTACTTCCCTCTCGGTGATGATCAGCTTATCAAAATCGAAAATGGTGCGGCTGTCCCTGTTGATATGGACGATGCAACCATCGATGCGGTAGGCAGGCAGATTATAGAGGGTGGATACGTAAGTAACTGGAAGCTCTTCCGTCGTTGGGTGATGAGTCAGATGTTCCACATGTTGCGAGACATGGATAAGAGTTATCTGTCATTCAACGAGGTGTTGCAGCGCAAGGGCTACGAGTATCAGTGGCGCATGCTTGAAAATGAGCTCTACGCTCAGATGAAGATGTGTGACCACAAGGACTACGAGAACACAAAGGCGAGATATCGCTGGTTCAACGGTTGTGTAGCATACGATATGGCTATTGACTACATCAAAAAGCTCAGAAGCTACATTGACGACAAGTGCATCT